AGGTCAACCGGACCCATATCCATGGGTTCAGCCGTCTTCAGCATGTTAACCAAGTGGTAAGAATCTACGTGTGAACTAGCTGCGTAGTTGGTATCCCGTAGAAATATACCATTGTTTAGAACTGGAGTTGACATAATTTATTAGGTTATATTATGGTTAATTATCTTTTAAAAATGTTAGAGTTCCTTGCTATGGTCCTCTGTCTTACTTCTTCTTTTTCAACAACTGGACTAGAAGATACTTTACGAGCTTCTTCAGTCTTCAGCATCCTTACAGTCTTTTCAGTTGCTGCTTTCTCACCTTGATCTTTAATCTTGCTCTTATATCCATCTGGATCTGCAAGCAACCAAAGAGCCTCAGCAATCAAACCATGATTTGGTTCTACATACTGATACTTCTCTAGTAAGTGACCAAGCAGGTTTGTTCTTTTACCTGTAATACTTGGATAGTTAGGTTGAATAAGACCAGCATATAGAAGTTCCTGGGTCCTGCGGTCTAATTTAACACCATTCAGTTCACCAGGTTTAAGTGTTTCATATACACTTGCCATATAGTGCTGGGCTTGAGCTTGTTGCTGCTTGCGCTTTTCTTCTTGTTCAGCAAGTTTATACTGAACAACTTGTTCTTGCATAGCATCCAACTTTGGTTTGAACTTAAGAGCCTTTGATCTTAATTCATCCCTATCTTTCCAACTATCAATTTCTTCTTCAATTTCTTCTGGAGTTCCAAAACGTGTAGCTGTTAGATACTCTCTAACAATACGCTCTTGGTCATCCGATACATCCACATCAAGTTCACGGGTTTCTTCAACCTGACTAAGAACTTTAAATAAACTCTTCAAATCACTACCACCACGAGCTACATATTCTGCTGCAACTTGAAGTTCTTCTGGTAGAGCATTGAAAAACTCTTGTGGAGTTTGCTCACGGATGATTCTTTCTTTCTCCTGGAAATTAGCTTCAATGAGTTCTTCAAAGTCTTTCATTGAATACTCATCAATTGGCTTATCATCCTCAAAAGGAATGATCTTACCAGCATCAATAAGTTTTTTCATCAATTCTGCCGTCCCACTTTTATCAAGTTTAGGACGACCAGATTTTTGATTATCACCCGTTACATCATCTATAAGTTTACCAAGAGATGCATCTTCAGGATCTACTTCTGCAAGTATTTCCTTAAACTTCTCTTCAGTAGATGAAGTCATTTGTGTTTCATTGCCTGAATCAGAGCTTGTATCAGGCTTGTCAAGGAACGATGTGTCTACTGGCTTGTTAGTAAATAGACTTGGTTTCTTTTCAGTTTCAGGAAGCATAACGTTTTCTGCTCCTGGTGTACCTAGAATTGCATCTAGGTCCATGTCCACCTGCTCTATAGTGGTGGTTTCTTGCGTATTTGTACTCACAGTAGAAATATTTGTTGGTTTATAATGTATCTACACAATAAATATACACAAAGGTAAATGTGTAAACTTTAAAAATTTGTTATACAATTTAAATATAATGCATCTTATAGCTAAGACTTCTTTTTCTTACTCTCAGAATCCTTCTTCTCTTTCTCTTTTTTAATCTTTTCTACATCATATTTGTTTTTATTCTCTCGTGCAATTTGGAGCTGAGTGTTAGCAATATCCCTCTGAACCTGTAGTTTTTCACGCTCAATGTTCATTTTGTCTTTATGGGCTAATTGCTTTGTCATCTCCTTCTCACGGTTGAGAGATGCTGTCTCTTGGTATGCTTCTGTCTTTTGAATCATACCCATTGCATCCATATAATCAGATTGAAGGTTCTTGTTGATATCAACCATAGATCCATAACCTGCTGCACGAATTTCTGCAACCAAGAGATCACGCTGTCTATTCTTCTCATTTTCAGTAGCTTCAAACTCAAGCTTCATTCTTTGCTCTTCTGCTTTAGCTGCAAGTGCCTGTTCCTGAAGCTGTTGTTGCTGCTGCATTTCCTCCATACGCTGTTTCTGAACTTTAGCCTCAGTGTCCTTAAGGATATGACTAACCTCAGCGATAGAATCAGACTTGATAATATTACCAAGGTCATAAATACTAGCGCCACTAGTATTATTGCTGACAGCAAGTTGTTTAAGCTGCTCAAGAATAGCTCTATGATTTGCCTTAGTAGATGAAAAAATATTAAGATCCCTGAGTAACAAGTCTGTGCCATTAATCTCGAAGTTTTTCTTTTCATCATTACTTGTTACATATTGTAGTCTTACTGAAGATTTTGTAGAGTGGTAGTACTGAGCCAAGTCAGTTCTCATTTGGTGAACTCTTGGCATCAGATAATCACAATGTTGTATAAAGTAGGTCTCCGTCTGAGCATATGAAGCATTAAGTGATTGTTCAATACCGGTAGCTGTTTGTCTGGCAATTTCTTGACCAAGACGCTGAGGTGTAATACCAATTACTTCAAATGCTTGTTGTTTAAAATACTGAGCCAACTGAATCCTTGACATCAAACGGTTAGTTTGTTCCATATCCAATTTCTGGAAATGGTTAAAGTTCAGAGCATTCTCAGTATTAGTAATAGTAGTATCAAGAGGAAGAATCTGGAAGTTCTTCATTGCTACATATGCTTTAGCATAGTTAGCCTTTCCCCAGTCTTCTCCAAGTGAGTGTCTTGGTAATGAGTTTTGGTCAAGCATAATTACTGTACCAAGTTCATCAACTAGAATGTCCGCTATCTGGTTATTGACAATGTTATATCCAATCTGGAATGGCTTCATCAAATCAACTAAAGATGTTGATTTGGTATTTCTATCTGAGAATATTGAGCCTTCTATTGGAAGTTTAGCTCCATACAGTGAATCATCACCTTTAAATTGGAATTTAAGAGGTCCAATGTTATTTTGGTTAATACCAATATAGATAGGATTGATACCACCAGGATTATTAGATCCCCAGAATGTTGGACGGTTTGGTCCAATCTTAACACCACCCCAGATTTGATTAATCCAAATCCAGTCAATATGATCACCAAATACAAGATTATCTTTACTCTTGTTTTTAATTAATCCTGTGTTATAAACTGGCTTGTCTGTTATCTTATAATCTTCATCTACTATCTGATTGATTACTTCACCAGATTCAGTGATTTTTGTAAGGTGTCCTATTTTCCTTTGGGATTTCCAGTATACTGTAGTTACCCTTAGAAGGTTAGACATTCCAAGGTCAAAATAGTCTTCACTATCAGACATAATCCAGTTAACTACATCACCTCCGTAGATACCACTATCCCATAGAGATGTATACTGTCTGTATCCTAATGATGGCATCTGAGTATTCCACTCATGGGATTTAGTACCATCATAGTATGAACCATCATTTTGATATCCTTGAATTGGATAACCAGCAGATCTAACAGGATAAATAAGTTCAAGTGAAGCCATTTGATCCTCTGTCATCATCCAGCCATACTTGTCTATGACATCTGCTACAGTCATCATATCAAATTTACCAGCCCAGTTAGCATCAGATATGTAACGTTGATCTGGTGATTTTTGATAGAAGGTTAATACTGGATTCCAAAGCTCTACTTCATAGTCATCTTCTAACATTTTAAAATGCCAGAATTCCCTATCTGTAATAAGCATATCTCTAAAACCACGCTCTTCAAGCTCATCCATTCTAAAGCGCTCAACATCCACACGGTGTTGATGCTCAGCCCATTCCTCAACCATAGATCTATAACTCTTCTGAAAGAAAGCTTCAATCTGTGGTAATGACTTTAATTGCTCAGGACTAGTAGCTTGTTGAAACTCTTCTGAATCTTCAGGCATTCCTGCTTCAATCAGAGCCGTTTTTAATTTTTGTTCTGCATCAAATAAAAGGGTTTCTTCTATCTGTGCCCTTTTCATTTCAAGCATTTCATTATATGAATGCTCATCTACGGCTAAATAGTTTACCCTTGTAGATCTTTTAGCAAATTCTGCTACAAGTGTATTGACTACATTAGGAATAATTGGATAAAATTTTAATTCAAGTGCAGCAGAATCTTCTTTTGTAAGTACTTCAACAAGGTCTGCATACTCACTATCCTGTTCTACAATGTAGTCTTCTCTATCTATTATACCTTTAGCAAGTTTGTAGTTCTTTAACAATCTACGGGCATTTCTGCGGATTTGTTTTAGTCCTTGCCATTCTAACCAGTCTAAGCACCAGGTAGACCAAGACATGTCTTTCTCCTTTCTTGGAAGAAACTGGATAGGCTGATTCAGACTACCCATTTTATTATATTCTGTCTTAGCCCCCTGCTTCATCTGCAGGGCATTGTATATTTGCATTATCTTAAATTTTTAAATGGCGTTCTTGGCATTCTCTTCCCAAAACCTTGACTCGGATTACCCATGTGTTTAAATGGGCTCATAATTAATTTACTAAAATTATTAGATTTGTCCAATTTATTAAGATTTGGGTCTTGTTCAACACGGCGTTTAAAACCTCGGTTGGATTGTTGAATTTTTGCAAATGCAATTAAAGCAGCAAAAGATACAAGACGGTCCACGTTTAGATCATCCTGATATTCTTTCATTTCTTTTAATAGCATTGGGTCTGGTATTCTTTCAATACCGTACATGGTTCTTACTATTGAACCATCTGTTTTTACTTCATGATCTATTTCTTCTTTCAAGAATTCAATAGCATAACTCAAAAGATGGTCTTTAAATAATCTACCTGTGTTTCTCCAACCATAGTCTTGGTAAACATTAGATTTAGAACTCAAGTCTTTCCAGAAAGCTAACTGATCTCTAGGTACAAGATATCTCTGTTTTTTCTGAGATATCATATGCTGGATAAAGTATGATATGTTATTTTCTACTATTGTCCATGCATTGTACCATTCAATAATCATTTCAAGTCTCTCATGGGTTTTGTTTATATCATCAAAACGACCACACCATGCAGCTACAATCTTGTCCCTTTCTATATGTGTTTCATTACCAGCAGCTGTAACTTTTGTAACTTCTACTGGATTCTTATATACATATATAGAACATAAAGACTCAGATGTAGTAGTCTTTCCTTGAGATACCGGGTCAATGCTAGCGTAGTAAGTTCCAAAGGATGGATCCTTCACAGGTCTTTCCCATACTACAATTACTCCTTCTTTGTCTTCCTGTTTTTTACTTACAGGAAACTCCATGATTGGTAGTTTATTAGACTCAGCAAATTTTATTTTACCTTCTGCATCTCTTGACAGTTCTACAAACTCATATGGATATTCCTTGCGTTCTATCCTAATCTCCTGAGCATTAATAAGATGCTGTGGAAATAATGATACTTTTCTAAATGCAAAAGCCTCTTCAATATTTCTAGGGTGCTGTGAAATCCTAAGCTGATATGTTTCCGCTGATAGATCTTTCTTCCATTGTGCAAACTGTTCATCAAGAGCTTCTAGAGCATCTTCTACTAGAGAGTTACCATATTCATCAATAAATGGTGGCATTGACCATTGTTCAGGAATAAATAGACCTGTTCTACCAATAGTTTTCTTAGAGTCAATTAAATCAGATTCAATTGCAAATATATCATTACTGGTAGGGTTTAATATCATATCCTTCAGAGGCTCGCACTGGTCCAAGTCACCCACAGAACCTGCAGCTATAAACATTCCAGTATATATAAAACCAGATCTCATAGCTGGTTTTATATACTCATAAGTAGTGTCCATTTTTGGAGCAATCCCAGCCTCTTCATGAAAGAAATATTTACAGGGACCACCTACCCCATTTGTAGGATCTTTTTCAAAGGACATTCCCTGTATAACACCTTTTAGACCTATTTCAGATTTTCTTTTATCAGAACCCTGAGCAACTTCAATTTTCTGTTGCCACATCATTACCTTATTAGGGTTCATTGGTCTATACCATGCTGTATGTTTATTTAAAAAGGATTCATATTCATTTAAAAACTTCCAGGATCCTTTTTCATTTATATAGTCTTTGAGACTAGCTCCCATCTTGAGAGTAACCCCTTCTTCAAACCATATTTGATTTATTAGTTTACCTGTATGAAAATAAGAACTGGCAATCTGACGCTTTTTTAATATTGCTGCATGTTTGTTATTTAGTTCAGCTAATACTTCATATAGAGCCATATGATACTGTGCATCTCTGACTTTAGCAAAACCAAACTTACCTTCTTCCTTGTCAAAGATTGGTAGAAAGTTAAGCCACATATAATAGTCTCTGGTCAGATACCAAACCTTTTCTCCACTATAAAAGATTACTCCATTTCTACACTTATCTTTTTGATCATTCCAGTATGCAATAAAGTCTTTGGTTCCTTGTGGATATGGGCAGTAAATTCCATTTTTATTAAATAGTCTAGCCTGCTCATTAAATAATTTGGATACTTCATCAAACTCATAATTACCGGGCTCTTTAAAAAGACCGGTTAGAAACTCAGTAAATTCTTCTTTGGTCTCAAATTCAGTCTGGGTCCACTCTCCATTATATGTTGGTACAATTATATATGACATATTAATATTCATTTAGAAGCTTGAATATTTCCTCAAGTGCTTCATGTCTATGATTCTCTTTAAGAATAATCTTGCTTACATACTGTGAATTCTCAATCTTAAAAATATCATGAACAGCAGAAAAGTCTCTTGGTCTTAGATCTATCTGTTGGCTATCTCCTGTAAATATTATTTTGGAGTCTTTACCTAGACGACCTAGACACATCTGTAATTGTGATTTAGTAAGATTCTGAAATTCATCTACTATACATACAGCATTATCAAAAGTCCTACCTCGGAAATGACTTAATGAAACTAATTCAATATCATGATTTTGTTCCATCTTTTCTAATATGTCAGGTTTAGCATATACCTTTTGCATATTAGATCTAATAGGAACTAACCAAGGTTCCATCTTCTCAGATAGAGAACCTGGTAAGAAACCGTTTTCTTCAGTAGAAATAGTAGGTCTTGTTATAATAATTTTGTTAATCTGTCTTTTAAAAAACATGTCTAAAGCAATTTGAACAGCAACCAAAGTCTTTCCTGTTCCTGCTTGACCAATTAAAAAGTTAATTGGAGTTTCTAAAATTTTAGATTTTGCAGCTTTCTGTTCTTCTGTAAGAGATAGAGAAAACTTTACATCTCCTTTAGGAGCATTCTTTTCAATGTTTGTTTTAGACATGATAGTATATTTATGAAATCCATTTAAACATCTCCTTATAAAATAAGGACGTAATATACCCAAGGGTGTATGCATACACTTCCTCAGTATCATCATTAAAGATAATGTTCTTACTATTTAACATAAAGGATGTAGCATGTAAAGCTTCATGTGCTACATATCCTAATTTTATTGGATCTACGGGATCAAAGTTTTTAAACCTCATAATAATACCACCTCCTTCATACATAATTGTTAATGCTGCTGCTGTGGGATTCTTATAAAATGGTTCTATAATCAAATCACGTAGTTCATGATCTGGTTCAGCCAGGTATCCAGCATTCACCATTGATTCAATAAACTGATCATCAGTTTGATTAACACTTATACCCATGTGATTTAAAAACAAATCAATCTCAAATGGTACAAATTTATTATTACATCTGATCATAGGCGAGTCCCTGTCCACCTCGTACATGACTCTTTTGTTCCTCTTGGAGGTCTTTGTAGGCACCTTTGTACGACTCCCTGATTTGTTGGTACTTTGCTGCCGCGTTAATGAGCGCTGTGATATTGCCATCTCTACCGTCTGTTATTGGTGTGGTTTCCATATATTTTCCAAGCTTGTCAAGCATCTTTCTTATTCCATTATAAGCTCTTGAAGTTGGAGTTTCATATAGTTTAATACAAAATGCTAGAGCCTCTTGAATTTCTGTCTCCTCTGTGCTAAACTCTGCATCTATTTCATTTAGAATAATTTCTTCTCTGTCATCTTCTACAGTATTGAAAAAGGGATTCATATCTGGATTTGGACAGGTCATATAGAATAAATACTGATATACTTTCAAATAATCATCAGGGAATTTATCCATAATTTTTTTTAAAGTAGACAATGTATAACAATGTTCTGTAGGTATTACCTTAGAATTTTGAATATCAAATAGCTTTATTGTCATCTTTATCAATGTTATAGTAAAAACAATCTGTATCCTCTGTTATCCATCTATCTGCTACAGATTCAACAGAAGGTATGTGTGTATCTACTTTTATTTCTTTAGGAGATATAGGAAAATCTTTTGTAATCCAGTTGCTATCTCTCCAATATATCCTGTTATTTGGCTGACAAAGTAGATATCCATCATCAGCCACAAGAATATGTCCGCATTTATAGTCAGAAGGTTCATCTGAGTAGGGGTTATTAAACCAATCAATAGTAAACATATAAGTTGCCCACACCTTAGTTCCATCCCTTAATACAACTTGACATTTCTTGTCACATAGATAGTCAAATTTTGTGACAGTTACATTCTCTGAAAAACAATCCCATAGCTGTTTATAATAATATGGGATATCAGAGACAGGTTCTTTCATAAATATTTCAGACAGTGGAACTCTAGATCTTAGCATTCCATAGTCTGACATAACATGAAAAGTGAGTATTTTCATTGGTAGAGATTGTATACCAAAAGCATAACATGAATGAAATTGATTATCATGCTCTGGATTTTTGGTAAAATGTGATAAGCGCACATAGCACTTAAACATTGGTATATTATCGTTATGCAGGCTCATTAAACTTGATATGATTAATTATTGATATTACCTCTGATTTTAAATAGGGTAAATCATGTCTCACTACATCCTTAATGATAGGATGACCATCTATATCTAATTTATGGATTTTATTGCCTTTACTGTCTAGTCCATCATCTTCAAATATAACATGATCAAGACGCAATTTACCAGGCTTTAACTTATGATTATGTTTTATAACCATATACATATAGAAACTAAGCTGTAAAGCATAGTGCCAAAAGTTACAATCTGGTAGATGATTTATTGGATCAAGCATCATTTCTGCCATACCTTCCCAATTTTTGTAACTTTCTTTCTTTATTTCTTTGTTAGTTTTGTAGTCATAAACATTTACCATACCATTAACTACTTCTATTCTATCTGCTTGTCCACAGATACCTGCAGATTTAAGATAAACTAGATGCTCGGGATAAATACCATCTATTAACTTTTGCTCAGGTGCATGTTTAACTCCAGACACCTCTAAAGGTTTAACTATAGAAAGTTTAAATCCATCCCTTTCAATAAAGTCACATTCAAGTAGATCAGATTCTCTTTGATGATGATACCATGTTCCAAGTCTAATTGCCCTATCAGATTCTGCTTTCCAGGCATCCTTGATTTGATCTGGTGTCATACCATACCATTTGCTCTTCTTATTTTTAGAAGATTTGATTGCTATTGCATCTGCATCAAATGGTTTCTTGAATTTAGATATTACGCTAGTTACACTCTGCCAATTAATTGGGTTCTCAGTGTCTACACTAACGTATTTGTGTTCATTAGGTTCAAATATCAGTGCCATTTTTATTGGAGTTTAAGTAGTCATTTAATGCATCATCCTCTTCTTCAGTGAGTATAGCAGGCCATCTGCCCATTTCACACTTGCTGGATAAAGATCTTTGAAGAAACTGCAATGAGCAACCACACACTCCACAACAAGGTTGTGATCCTTTCAGAAAGCATTTCTTGCCTTCTCTGTCAATGAATTCACAACTTTGACATATCTCATTCCTCTCAGCTGCAACCTCTTCCACATGTTCATTTTTAAAGAGAGCGTACTTGATTCCTTCAAGTATCCTTTCCCTTTCTTTCCAGATTTTGATAAGACTCTTTCCCATATCTGTTTTCTAAGTGTTGTTTTTTTCTTACAGTTTCAGCGGTTATCTGATTTTTTACAGCAATTAGACAATCTAATCTTCTTTTTACAGTATCATATTTCTCATAGGATGAGAACTTTGATGTACTGATTTTATCCAAATATTGCTGATATGTGTCAATTGTAGGCAGTAGTCTATTGATCATTATATCAAAAACTCCCAAGCCTGTTATATTTATACTAGAGTATTCTACATTTGATATACTCTTGCGGACATTTGTCCAATAAAAATCTAACAGGGTATGAATCATTTCTGCATCCATGTCTAGTTCCTTGGGCACACTAGACAACACATCTGCTGCTTTCTTAGGATTCAATTCTTACAACTTTATAGTCTAACAATATATTACCCTGTGTCTGAATTTTAAGCTCAGGATTAATCTTGATTTTCTTTTTACTCTTACCTTGCTTGATAATTAAATTTCTCTTTTCTGCTTTGGCTAGAGCATTTCTTACAGATTGGCTACTACCAAAGATTTGTTCCTTGGTAGCAGCCTCACAAAATTCTGTAAGTTCTCTCTCACCATAAAGAGCAAGCAGAGTAAGGCAATTTAAATCAAGAGTAGAAACAGAAATGTCATTAAGCTGACAATGAACTGATATCTGGAACTTGGTTATATCCCATAATTCCATACGTATTCTTTTCTGAACTTGATTTACAATAGCCATAATTAGTGTTGGTTTGAAAATAAATCTTAGGACTTCCTAAGTTTTCTTGGTTGTGGCTCCATCTCCTCATCTGACTCAGGCTGAAGAGTGCGTGGTTGCTCAATTTCAGCACGTTTGAGCATAACAATAAGCCTCCTTAATCTAGCTTCCTCAACGTCTGCTGCTAAAGATTCATACTGTTTTTGCACTTCAAGGAATTCAATTTGCTCCTTATAGAAGCTGAGCATTTCTTTTTTTCTTGCATCCAGTTCTTCGGGAGTGAGTTGCTCAAACTCTTGTTCAATCGTCTGATTTTCATTCATGGTATTATTTTAGGGTCAAATATAATGATAAAGTTTAAACTTGTCAAATTTAAATAAAAAAAACCCAGAGATTTACTCTGGGTTTAATTTAAACAAATTAGATTTTATTTACCTTCTTTCCCTTTAATATACCCGGTCAGCTCAGATAATGCAGTGCTTATAGAACTAATATGACCAAAGATTCCATCAATCTTGTGTTCAAGCTTTTCATGTGAATCTTGTTGATCTTCTTTAACTTCTTTAATCCTACTGTGTATTAATGTTTCTCTGGATATAAAGTCTTCTTTTTGTTGTTTTAGTGCTTCCATAATTGATTGAGTATCCTTTTTTTGCTTAGCATCAAGCTCGTTCATCTTACAATCAAGGTCATCTACATTATTACGCACTTTATCCATTGATCTCCTTAAAGCATAGTATAAGCCGAACAAGGATGATACAGCAAAAATAATTGTTAATAAATCTTTAGTGTGAAAGGTTAGTTCATCAATGCCCATTGTATTCAAAATTATAATAATCCACTAGGGATTGGCAGGTTATTATAAATATAATAAGCAGTCATAGGATTTTGCTTTAGCAAATCTCCAAAGTACTGCAGTTTAGCATTATCGGTTTGAAAGTCATTTAGCATTGATGCGGTATGTA